ATCTCTTGAGCCTGTGAAGGCTCCGTGGGTTCGAATCCTACACTGTCCGCCAATTTTAAAAAGGAGTAAGACTATGGAAGTACTAGCAATTATCGCTGCATTGGCAGCAGGCGCACATTATATTAACAAAGAAGATGTGCCAGATAATGTAGTTCAAAGTTCTCAGAGTACACAAGAAATTGCAAACTTTGGAACTAATGATACCAGTCTTGCACAGATTGACTGGAGCAAGGCAGGCAACTTTCGTGTAGGTGATTCAAGTGAGAATGGCGTACAGTGGGTTTTTATTACTAACTAATATAAGGAATATCGAAAATGAGAGTATCAGTAGATGTATATACAACTGACATCGACGCAGGAATGGCAGCGTTCAAACTTGCACTAGAAAGCGGAGCAACTGATGTGCAGTTGCGTTCAAACGAAGATTGGGAATCTAAAAAGTTTGAAAGTCTTAATCTAATGTTTGAAGCAGACAACAAGTCAGATGCTATCAGCAGCCTAGATGATGGTCCATTTACTAAAGACCGTCCTTAAAAATATTTGGGGAATTAGCTCAGCTGGGAGAGCGTCTGATTTGCATTCAGAAGGTCAGCGGTTCGATCCCGCTATTCTCCACCACTAACAAAGTCCAGTGTTCCGTTTCACTGGTAAAATAACTGAACGGATGGTGCCCAGGCAACCTGAGCAGGTTGTGAAACTGCTTGCATTTTTATGTTTTTATGTCCCGTTCGTCTAGTGGCCTAGGACTCCGCCCTTTCACGGCGGCAACAGGGGTTCGAGTCCCCTACGGGATGCCAACTAAATATGAGCATAATGATAACAATTACCTAAGGAAATTGTATGATAAACAGTATTGAGCCTGCTATTGATCCTAATAATAGAATTGATTTTCTTATTGATTGGGAATTAACACTCAAATGTAATCTAGATTGTAGTTATTGTCCCGATAGTCCAGAAATGGGCGGCGGTCACTGGACACTAGCAAATCATCCAGACAAGCAAGAATGTATTAATACAATAAATTTCCTTTATGATTATACTGATCTTTACATGCAAACCAAACAACGATTTAGCCGGCGTGCAGTTTTGAATGTATATGGCGGTGAAAGTTTACTACATCCGGATATTGTAGAGATACTTCATGCAACAAGAGAGAAACACTCTGGTTATGATTGGCCTTTGACTATTTCAACTACCACTAATGCAATCATTGGTGTTAAAAGAATGAAAGAAATTATCCCATACATAGATGAGTTTACAGTTAGCTATCATACAGACAGTTTGCCTAAACAACGAGAGATTTTTAGAAAAAACGTATTAGAAATTAAAAATAGTAATAAACGAATTAAAGTTGTGATGTTAATGACAAATGACTATAGCAAATGGGACGATTTGTTAGAAATGATCGAATGGTGCAAACGTAACAATGTACGTTGGGTACCAAGACAACTAGATAATGCAGACCCTGCTAAAGTTTATAACCTACAACAACTTGCTTGGTTTGCAGAACAATACGATCAACCGTTAGAGTCCTTCGAAGCAGGGGAAGGTCTTACTGATAAAGGAAGACCATGCTGTGGTGGAAGAGGAATGTGTACAAACGGTGATTTAAAAACCAAGCAAACTTTTATCCCCCAAACAAATTTTAAAGACTGGTATTGTTCAGTAAATCATTTCTTTGTATTTGTAAAACAAAATGATGGAAGAATATTCAGCAACAAAGATTGCAGAATGAATTTTAATGGTAAAGTAGAACCAATTGGCAATCTAAATAATGTCGAGACTCTTTTAGCAGAAACAAGAGATAGATTATCAGGTAGCGAGATACCTCTAATGAAATGTGCTAAAACTCGTTGTGTATGCGGTATTTGTGCACCAAAAGCTATGGCACTTGATACAGCAAAGCAGATTATGAAAAAACATACGGTAAATACGTTATGGTAACACTTACAGAATCAGCACAAGAATATATGACTAAAGTTGGAGCGCCAAACGTTTACCTTAGTGTAAAAGGCGGTGGATGTTCGGGCTTTACTTATGTGTGGGATGTAACTGACGCCGAGCCGACTGTAGGCAATCTAGTTGTAGATGAAATGGCAGAGATGTTTGTTATTGGTTGCACAATTGATTATGTAAACGAACTAGGCGGCAGCTACCTAAAAGTTATTAATCCTAACGCAACTGCAAGTTGTGGGTGCGGTGAAAGTTTTGCAGTATAATATAGTTAACAACTATATACTAATAGCCCATAAAATATAGACAATCATGTCTGCTATATGTAAATATTACAGTATACATATAGGAGATACACATGCCGCCTCGCAATCATAAGAATTGGTTAGCGCAACCAACTGTAGAATCAATCAGCAGCGAATGCTATAACAACTACGAAATTTTCAAACAAGAACAAGAACATATCTTTAGCAAGGTGTGGGTACCTATGTGTCACATCTCAGAGATGTATAACAAACTAGACTACAGAACAACACAGATAGCAGGTGTTAATGTTATTGCCTACAACACAGGCAACGGTGTTCGAGCATATCGTAACTATGGCATACACAATCCTAGTGGTACACTAGGAGCACCTATTGTAACTGTTGAACCACAGTTGCATTGCGAAGTGAAGCACGGAGGCATGGTATGGGTAACACTAGATCCTAATCCAACGCAGAGTGTTGAAGAATGGACAGCAGGTGCATTTGATTGTATCGCAGATGCTATTGATACAGAAGAAATGGAAGTGTTCCACTATCACAAAGCAGTGATAGATACAAACTACAAACTATGGCATGATACCAACAGTGAATTCTATCACGACTTCATGCATTACTTTAATAGAGTGAGTGGATTCAATGATGAATACTTCGCAAGAAAGAATATACCTTTTGATAATGGACATGTTAATGTCAGTTCGTTTACAGTCAACTATGAGGAGTATGATGGGTTTGAGGACAGAGGAGAACTAAGTTTTCCAAACTTGCCGCCTAACCAATGGTATATGGTTGACCTATTCCCTGGATTTAATTTCAACCTCAGAGGCAGTGCATATAGAAGCGATAGCGTCACACCATTAGGCCCTAACAAAGTCCTTATAGAGTTTCGTGGTTATGGACTACGCAAAGACACGCCTGAAGAAAGACAGACACGCATAAAGCATCACAACAGCATCTGGGGTCCTTTCGGTAGAAACTTGCACGAAGATCTTATTGGTGTTGCTGGTCAAGGCACTACAATGCGTGAAGGTACTGAGAATAGACGCATACTGCATGGCAGGCATGAAAACAGCACCATACATGATGAAGTTGGTATGAGACACTACTACACTGAATGGGGCAAACACTTAGACATGGATCCTTATGCGTAAACGTTTATTGAAACTAATGGATTGGCTTGCTAGAGATCATGGTCCTAAACACATGGGCAGAAATTAAATAGTTTTACTACTACTAGCATCCCATTTATTATATTGGCGTAGTGTAGCACTTTGCTTTTGTGCAAAACGCTTACTATCGCAATTGCTACAACAGTGAGCACTACTACGACGATTAAGTTCTTTACTAGTTCTGGTAAACTCGCTTTCACACACATCACATCTAATTTTGTAAACAGTTTGAGTAGTACGGCAGTGCTCTTGCACTCCATTGCGAGTGCGACGGTATCTTGTTACTACCTGTACAGAGTCGATAATCATAAAAATATTTAGCAAACGGCTAGGTTAAACTAGGATATAAATACACAATACAATTTAGGAGCTCCACACATGGCTAAACAAACAGTAAATCTTGGCAGTAGTGCCAACGACGGAACAGGCGATCCGCTACGCACCGCCTTTGATAAAATAAATGACAACTTTGATGAACTGTATCTATACAGTACCGCCGCAACAGGCAACAACATTACCATTACAGGTAATACTATTGCAAGTGATGACACAAATGGTAACATCATCCTTGATCCAAACGGCACAGGCGAAGTAAGACTGAATGTTGCAACACAGTCAACAGTAGGAGCAGCAGGTGGTGCAAGTGCAGTACCTGCAACACCGGATACTTACATAAAGATAAACATTAACGGAACAACATATGTAGTACCAGCGTTTGCTGTAAGTTAAGGAGTAGTACCCATGAGTAAGCAAACTATTAATGTAGGTACTAACCAAGATGACGGAACAGGTGATAGCCTCCGTGGTGCT